GGCACTACCATGCATGCTCATCTGGAAGCCTATGTGTTAGGTGAGCCACGTCCGGGCGGCAACAACTATGGCAGGCTCATGGCGCAGCGCATGGCTGATACTGTGATCGCAGAAGGGTTGATTGACGTTGACGAGGTATGGGGTGTTGAGAGCCATCTTTACTATGAAAACCTCTGGGCCGGTACCACCGACTTGGTTGGCATGTACATGGGACGCCCGGCTATCATGGATTTCAAGACCACCATCAAGCCTAAAAAAAGAGAATGGGTGGAAGATTATCGCCTGCAGCTAGCCGCCTATGCCATGGCGCACAACAACATACATGGTACCAACATTGAAACCACGGTGGTATTCATGGTTAGCAGAGAATGCGAGTTCCAAAAGTTTGTGTGGAGCGGCCACGAGTTTGAAGAAAGCACTTTGCTTTGGAGCCAGAAAGTGGCTGACTATTATGAGCGGTTCGTGTTCTAACATGGCTGATGTAAAGGTGGGGTATGCCATATGGAACCGCAGGAAACAATTCCAGGCCAACATAGAAGATGTCCTCATTGATCTAGATTTTGCTTTGGATAGCATCATAGTACCCTATGTAAATGCTGATTGTAATGCCATACTGAACCACATGGCAGATTTCACAGATTTCACGCACGTGGTGATATATGCAAGCGGTACAGGCCTAAGAAGAAGTTATGCTCTTGATAGCTATTGGCACGATCACTGCCAGAAACCATGGATGATATCTGGTCACATCTTGATGCATAATGAGGACCAATATCCCAATTTACATGAACAGGCATTTGCAATCAATCTGTCACTATGGAAACTGTGCGGTCGCCCGCAACTTGGATACCGCGAAAAAGGCATAAAACACCTAGTACCTTTCACTCGCAGCAATCAAAATATTCATGATGATTACACCCCCAGGTGGTTACAACCAAGTCACAGCCCATTGTTGCACACCGACCAACGAAAATTTGGATGGAACATTATATCAAAATCATTGGAACATGGGTTTCGTGTGGTGAATGTGCCAATAAACATACGTGAACAAAAATTCTACATATACCCGGAAGATGACGGTCAAAAGTTGGTAAAAGCTGTGTCTCAAGTGAGATCAAATCATGATGCTATGGTTGAACCATTTGAAAACGAGACACAGGAAAAATTCATAGAATGGTTGCGTCATAGATTAAAGCAAGCCAAGACACCTGTGTTCCTATTCAACACTGGGGTGCTTTGGTTTGAACAGTCTTATATTGAGATCAAGGCCGATAGCTTATGGACCACTGCCAGTGGTTTCAAAAGCTTTGTGGAATGGTACATGCGCGGAGCGTCTGCAGAATGCAGAATAGATACCTATGACTACAACTCGCGTTCTCTGAATGTCTGGCGACACATTCATGCCAATTGGCAAGGCAGTGATCTATACAGTTTTATGAAGGACTATGATCCTAACATTGAGATTGAAGAAGAATACTGCTGGGGTAACAAACTTGCGCATGAAACTTTTAGGCAAGCCAGTAATAGGCAAGAACAGGAAATAGTTGACTATTTTGGTGATCGGGAAAATATGATCAAACACTGGAAGATTTTTCAAGGTCTGTTTCACTGCTATCATCACTGCAACTTGGTCACAGGCTATCATGATATGGTAAGACATCTGGAACCAAGCAAAACTCATTTCATCTGGATAAACAACATTTTCTTTTTTAGACAAAACATCCTGCAGTATGGTTTGAACTATCTCAACACCAAGCTCTGTGATTTTGTAGATGACATAGCAGTGCAGGCTCCAAACACTTATGTGTTTGGACAGTGTTCAAAATTCTATTTTGGACACAGGGTAGATGACATATCAGCAGAGATCAAACGTGTGCCAGAACATCGGCACCAATGGGATATGGATAACAATCCATAGCAAGGTTGCGATAAATATCTCTGTTCACTGGAGATAACCCTTAGATGGCCATAGTTTCAATCAGCCGCTTGCAGCAACGCCGGGGGCTCTTCGCAGATTTACCAGCCAGCCTGAACGAAGCCGAGTTTGGATGGTGTCTGGACACTCGGCAACTGTTCATCGGCAACGGCAACACGTATACCGGAAACAGCCAAATCCTCACCCAGTGGAGTCCCAACGATCAAATCATCACACATACCTATCAGGGTTATACTGGGATTTCTGCTCAGGGCACAGTGCCCAGAGAACTGGGGTCGATACTGGACGATAGCTTGAACGTCAAGGATTATGGTGCTGTGGGCGATGGCATCGCAGACGACACTGCAGCCATACAGCAAGCCATAGCCGATCAATGGGCTAGAATAGCAGCAAATCCAGTTTCAAATCTCAGCAGCAGGAATGTGATAAATTTCCCTGCAGGTACCTATCTGGTCACACAGACCATAGACATATATCCTTATATAATCCTATCAGGTGAAGGTCGCGGCCATACCAGCATAAAACTTGCAGCTGGCGCTACAGCTCCTATCTTTAGGACAGCTGATAGCCTAGGACAGACAGGCACCAACATTGGATTGAATGGCGCTGTGTTGCCCACAGGGATCACTTGGCGATATATGAACATAGATGCTAGCCTCAGCACTGTCAATCAAGCAGTGTTGTTACAGCGTTGCTCCTACATCAATTTCCAATATGTTTCAATCATCGGATCTTGGTCCAGCCCCAATGATCCTGCATTCAATTCAGGCGGCATATTGATTGAAAGCCTTGGCAATGCTTTCGCGACCTCTGACATCACAGTGATCGATTCAACCTTCTCGAATTGCAGTTATGCTTTGTCAACGAGTGATGCAATACAACGCATTGCTATGCAAACCTCGCAGATAAGAAATTGCTATGTTGGCCTGCAGTTGCTGGGTACCACATCTGGGCCAAGCTATGTGAATGTCACGCAGAATCTATTTAACAACATTGATTCCTATGGCATCCAGGTTGACACATATAATCGCGGAGTAACCAGCGTGGGCAATAGTTTCAAAAACGTTGGTACTGTTGCCGTGGTACCGGCTATATATTGGACTCCGGGAAGCCAAGCATGCAGCAGCGTAGGAGACGTGTTTGATCAGAACAACAGGACTTACCGCATCTATAACGGTCAGCCAAATGTCAATATGGTTTTAGATGCACAGCAAACAGAAATAGTTCAAAACGTGCCAACCCCCATGAGTGTGACTCTGTTGCCAAACCAAACCAGCGTCAGCACCGGCATAACCTACAGTCTATCGGGCATATCCACTTTCACGCTGCAGATACCCTACACAGTGACCATGGACACCTATCGCAGAGGGGGAACATTGTATGTGGTCAGCGATGGTGCTACAGCTGAGCTTGTGGATCAGTCAGTGTCGTTGAACAATGCAGTGTCTATAACCTTTGGTGTGACAGTGGTTTCGGGAACGTTGGAAATTCTCTATACCAGCACAGGTTCAGCGTCGGGTATACTGAAATATATTACCACAGAATGGAAATTCTAAGCTCAGCACTGTACATGCATAACCCCTTTTTGGTACATTCTCAGCAGTTAAGACAGCACTGGAAAGATCTCAGGATCAAATTGGAAACTGAGGTTGATCCAAAGATAAAGTCTAAGATAGCATTGGATTTTTGGAACCAAGCTCCGACCAGCAAGCCATTCCTCGATTACATGGAGCCGTCCACATGGCCTGATCCGTGGACGCTGTTAGATAACAAGATTTTTGATGCAAACAGCATAAGTCTTGGTATCTTTTGGACACTTCAGCTTGGACAGGTCCACAGCGATAAACTGACATTGGCCATGCTGAGACAACCCAGCCAAGCCTGGGAAGGTTTGGTATGCATAGTAGATGACCAATTGGTGGTTGGATACGACAGACACAAGGTCTGGCATTTGGCAGAACTGCCAGATATGCGTGTCATGCATATGTACAAGTACGATTTGCAAAAACGCTGTATCAGAGAAATTCCAATAAACACGCTTCACGCACAAGTGGCCTGATGTGAGTTTTAACTCCAAAGATTTCAACCTCATATGCTGCAGAAATGGTTGGTCAATCAGGTCAAGACGCATTAAGACTTTTGTCAAAAATATGCCAAATTATGCTTATTTTTCCAAGCATTTGTTGGGTTTTTAGCGTTTTCTTGATGCTGTCATAAACCAATACAGGCGTTAAATATACCTGTTGCTGAAAGCAACTGTCCACCATACAATAGCAGGGAAAGATAAAGAGATGATCATGGCCACTTCACCAAAAAACGAGATACTAGTAACCAAGCGTAACGGCAGCAAGGAGGCACTGAACATCGAGAAGCTGCATAAGGTGGTGTTTTGGGCCACTGAAGGTATCCAAGGTGTCAGCGCCAGCGAAGTGGAGATACGCAGCCAGATACAGTTCTACAACGGCATCAAGACCGCTGATCTACAAGAAACGCTGATCAAGGCAGCAGCTGATCTGATCAGCGAAGAAACACCAAACTATCAGTATGTGGCCGGACGTTTGGTCAACTATCATCTGCGCAAGGAGGTTTACAACGCATATAAACCTTGGCATATCCTTGATCTCGTGAAAAAGAACGTGGCTGACGGTTTCTATGATGCACAGCTGTTGGAAGAATACACTGAGAACGACTGGGATCAGATCAATCGCTTCATTGATCACGAGCGGGATGCAAGCCTAACCTACGTGGCCATGGAGCAGATGCGCGGCAAGTATCTGGTACAGAATCGCGTCACTGGCGAGATCAAGGAAACTCCGCAGATGGCCTATGCACTGATCGCAGCCACGCTGTTCATTCGCCATGATAAGCTGACCAGATTAAATGTCATACGTGACTATTACGATGCCATCAGCAGGCACGACATCAGCTTGCCTACGCCTATCATGGCAGGCGTTCGCACTCCGCAGCGCCAGTTCAGCAGTTGCGTGCTGATTGAAACAGGTGACAGCCTAGACAGCATCAATGCCACTGCCAGTGCTGTTGTGAAATACGTTAGCCAGAAAGCTGGCATTGGCATAGGTGCAGGATCTATCCGTGCTATTGGTAGTCCTATCAGGAACGGCGATGCCAGCCACACTGGTGTGGTACCCTTCTACAAGCTGTTCCAGGCAGCTACTCGTTCTTGCTCACAGGGCGGTGTACGCAATGGAGCAGCTACCCTTTACTATCCGATCTGGCATCTTGAAGCAGAAGAGATGCTGGTGCTCAAGAACAATCGCGGAACGGAAGACAACCGCGTGCGCCACATGGATTATGGTGTGCAGTTCAGCAAGCTGTTCTATGAGAGGCTGATACAGGGAGGAGACATCACTCTGTTCTCACCCAGCGACGTACCCGGATTGTACGACGCATTCTTCGCTGATCAGGATCGTTTCCGCACTCTTTACGAAGCAGCCGAGAAGAACAAGAAGCTACGCAAGAAGACAGTCAAGGCCATTGACCTATTCAGCAACTTCATGCAAGAACGCAAGGACACTGGTCGAATCTATCTACAGAACGTGGACAATGCTAATCAGCATGGCGCTTTCATTGAAAGCATCGCACCAATCAAGCAAAGCAATCTCTGCGCTGAGATTGACTTGCCTACCAAGCCATTGAATGACCTCAACGACGAGGACGGAGAGATCAGTCTGTGCACGCTCAGTGCCATCAACTGGGGCAACATCAAGAGCCCAGCAGACTTTGAAAAGCCCTGCAAGCTAGCAGTGATGGCTTTGGACAACCTCTTGGATTATCAGAGCTATCCAGTGAAGGCTGCATATCGCAGCACCATGAACCGCCGTCCTCTGGGAGTGGGCATCATCAATTTTGCCTATTGGCTAGCCAAGAACGGTGTGAGCTACAGCGATCAAGCGGCATTGCCATTGGTAGATGAATACATGGAAGCCATGAGCTACTACTTGATCAAGGCCAGCGTAGATCTAGCACGCACCAAGGGCGCATGTGCCAAAAGCGAAGAAACCAAGTATGGCAATGGCATCGTACCAATTGACACTCGCAAGCGTGACATTGACGAGTTGGTTCCGCATGTTGAGCGCATGCCTTGGGCAGAACTGCGCGAGGATCTGCAGGTAGTTGGCATACGCAACAGCACGCTGATGGCAGTGATGCCAGCGGAAACTTCAGCGCAGATCGCCAATGCCACCAACGGCATCGAACCACCGCGCAGTTTGATCAGCGTGAAACAGAGCAAGCATGGCGTGCTCAAGCAGGTGGTACCAGAGTTCCGCAGGCTCAAGAACAAGTACGAGCTGCTCTGGGATCAGAAGAGTCCGGAAGGCTATCTCAAGATATGCGCAGTGCTACAGAAGTACATTGACCAAGGCATATCGGTCAATACGTCATACAATCCTCAACACTATCAAGATGATAAGATACCGCTAAGCGAGATGCTGGGCCACTTGTTGATGTTTTACAAATACGGTGGCAAGCAGCTTTATTATTTTCAGACTTACGATGGTCAAGGCGAGCTTAATGTGACCAAGATGATCTCAGAGGATGTGGCCGAGCTGCCGCCGGTTGACGATGCCAACTGCGAGAGCTGCACGATCTAAGCAGGTTGGCAACCAAGCCTGCCTGCTATATACTAGAAACACACAGATGAGGAAACAATCATGAGCGTTTTTGACGTCGCTAACCGATCAGATCACACCAAGAGCCTGGCTTTCTTGGATCCACTTGGGGGTGTGAGCATCCAGCGCTATGATACAATGAAGTACAAGACGCTAGACAAGCTTACGGAGAAACAATTATCCTTTTTTTGGTTACCAACAGAAGTTGATATATTCAGAGATGCCAAGGACTTCAAGGATCTCACTGCGCACGAACAGCACATATTCACCAGCAACCTCAAGCGGCAGATACTGCTGGACAGCGTGCAGGGGCGTGCACCAAGCGTAGCATTTGGACCAATCTGCAGCTTACCTGAGCTGGAAAACTGGATCACCACCTGGACGTTTAGCGAGACCATCCACAGCCGCAGCTATACCCACATTATTCGCAACGTCTACACCAATCCCAGCAAGATCTTTGACGAGATGATGGACATCCAAGAGATCGTGGACTGTGCTGGGGACATCAGCAAGAACTACGATGAACTGATTGCCATGAACAACGACCTAGCATTGAACGGACCTGGTCCACGTCCAGGTTATGATCAATACAGGCACAAGAGGCTGCTTTGGTTGGCCCTGATGAGCGTGAACATACTGGAAGGTGTGCGCTTCTATGTGAGCTTTGCATGCAGCTGGGCCTTTGCCGAAGTCAAGAAGATGGAGGGCAACGCCAAGATCATCAAGTTCATCGCTCGTGACGAGAACCTGCACTTGGCCAGCACGCAGACGCTGCTCAAGATCCTGCCAAAAGATGATCCAGACTATGCACAGATAGAAGTAGAATGCCAAGCAGAAGCCATCCAGCTGTTTGAAGATGCAGTGGATCAAGAAAAGCGTTGGGCAGAATATCTGTTCAAAGATGGCAGCATGATCGGCCTCAACTATCAGCTGCTCAGCGATTACGTGGAATGGATTGCGCACAAGAGAATGACAGCCGTGGGCCTGCCAAGCAAATATCGAGGCAGTACCAATCCCTTGCCTTGGACGCAGAAGTGGATAGCTGGTGCAGAAGTCCAAGTAGCCCCTCAAGAAACAGAAATCTCGGGGTATGTGAGCGGTGGTACCAAACAGGACGTAAGCACAGATAGCTTCAGAGGCTTCAGCCTCTGATGCAAGTTGCCATCATCACGCCCTATCATGCCGAAGATACTGCTACTTTACGCCGCTGCCATGACAGCGTGTTGGCACAGACTTTTGCCAACACTCGCCACATGATGGTCAGCGACGGCAATCCACATCCCATGATAGACAAGCTGGATGCGGATCACTACAAGCTGCCCAGGGCGCATGCAGATGCTGGTGCTACCCCGCGAGCATTGGCAGCAATAAGTGCTTTCAGCCAGGGCTATGATGCTGTTGGTTTCATTGATGCCGACAACTACCTGAAGCCTAATCATGTGCAGATGATGGTTGACGTGCTGTCTCAAAGCGGGGCAGACGGCGTGATAGCCACCAGGGTCATACACAGCCAAGACGATCGTGAGATGTATGTGGACCGCATTGAAAGCAACGGCGAGAACATGATTGATACCAACAGCTGGTTTCTCACGCGCAAGGCTTTGCCTGCCATGACTGGTTGGATAGTTGAACCAGGACAGCGCCTGTGGAGCGATAGGTATTTTGCCAAGGCAGTGTTAGATTCTGGTATGGTTATAGTGCGCAGCGAAGAACCTACAGTGGTTTATGTGACCAAATGGGCATGGCATTATCAGCATGCAGGTTGGCCCATCCCTGCCGGTTCTGTGTGGATAAATCGTGCTGCAGATGGCACACTAACCCACGCTGTACACCAATAAATATCTCAAAGGATACGTTCATGCATGCCATCATCTACACCAAAGATCACTGCCCATACTGCACACGCGCCAAAGCTCTGTTTGACAATAAGGGCATCACCTATGACGAGAAGATCATAGCAGTCAATGGCAAGGATGGTAGGACCCTCAAAGAAAATCAAAAGTGGACCACCAGAGAGGCATTGCTGGAAATAGCGCCAGCTGCCAAGACTGTGCCTCAGATTTGGTTGGATGGGGTGTATATTGGCGGGCATGACGATCTCGTCAAGCATCTGAGTTAGTACATGCCTTACATCACAGCTCTAGTACCACAAGCATTGGATCTCACAGATCCTGGTGTCGTAGACGTATATAGCAGTCCCACTGTGTTTGTCAACTATCAACAGGTGGCTTTGTGGAATGCTCCTCAGTTGGGCAATAGCGTGCTCTCGCAATTAGCCATACCAGTACCTCCGCCATTAGCAAACTATGCACCTAATCCAGAACAAATAGCATACTATAAACTCACTACTGCAGCGGCGGAAGCATCCCCTATACAGATAGAAATAGGGGCAGGCGGAGGCGGTACTCCAGGTAGCACCATCAACCAGGCACAAGGTGAACCTGCTGGTCCTAAAACCAGCGATCCAAATGATCTTGCTGGCAATCCAGATGTTGCAGGTGGAGTACCAGTGGCATCTGGCGATTCGGTATTTGGTAGATTGGAAAATCTGCTGAATCAATGCATACAGGAAGGGGCAGGCGGAGCCTGGAAAGCACAAGGCGGCGCACCAGGTAATCCAAACATCATGAATTGTTTTTCACACACCGGAGGTATTGCAGCTGCTGCAAGGTTAGGCCCGGGTGATTCAGTCGCCTGGTGCGCTGCGTTTGCTGGTACCACATTGCAAGGAGCAGGAGCCAAAGCCCTTGTATCATTCCAAGCAGATTCATACAGGACTCAATGGATAGCAAAGACCGGTGCTACAGCTCTACCATTAACAGACCCAACCACATGGCGCCGTAATGATTTGGTAGTGATGCTTACACCAACTGCAACTGGCATACAGCATCATGTGGCATTTATCAGAGGTGTTGACCCTAGTACAGAAAGAGTAAGATTGGCGGGCGGTAATCAAGGTCATAATGTCAACGAAGCCAATTGGCAGGCTGGCAGCTTGCGTAATGTTGGATTTGTTGGCCGCCAATGGGACATACCTGCTGAGTTTGATAAGCCCATTATTGGAAAGCTTACCACGGGTGGCGTAGTACAGACCCGCTGATCTTGTGACTTTGATCTATTGTTGGTACACTATGACAAAACAGGAGCACAGCACATGTTATTAGAGAAATCGTGGAAGGTTGACGATGTCTGCACCGTGAAGATGGTTAGCGGCGAAGAGATTATAACGAAGATAACTGCAGCGGACGATCACAGCATAACAATGAGCAAACCTCTGAGCGTGCAGATCGGCATGGATCCACAGAGCGGAAGGATGGGCATGCAGCTGTTGCCTGGATTTGTGCTCACGGTCAATGTTGATGCCAAGATCAAGGTTGGCATGAACAACGTGATGTTCATAGCACCCACGGAAGAGGGAGTGAAGAAAAGCTACCTTAGCCAGACCACAGGCTTGGCCATATCCAGTGGTACCAGCGGTCTGAAGATTTGAGATATCCACCAGACGCAGATCCCAACAAGACCATGCAGTGGACACAGGGGCAACCCTGCAGCCACTGTGGCCAGCCAACCGAAGCAATGCTGCACCAATTCCAAGGCGGAAACCAACAGTGGGCCTATTGGGCCCCATTGTATCACAATGCTGAAAAGAACGTCGGTTTCTGTGACGTGAAATGTGGATTTGAATGGTCTAAGGTTGACTATCTCGAGGAAGATGCTTAAATAGAAATGCTGATGTTGATAGCATCATAATAAGCGGGCTGGACGGCGGTTCGAATCCGCCCAGCTCCACCAAAAACAGAAGGAGGTAAGGACACGGTTTTTTGGACACGGGTATAAATAACTACATCAGAAGATAATATGATGTTGGAAATTTATACAGCTGGATTCTTAGACGCAGATGGAAGTGTTTCCTTAATGCGCGATAGCAAACACCAGCCAGAATATATACGAGGCCCATGTGTTGAATTTTTCAATTGCGATGAAGCTATATTGAAGGCAATACAAGAAAAATGGGGCGGCAGTATCAAGGCACGTGCACAAAAGAACCAAAAGCATAATGTGTCATATGAGCTTAGGCTTATTGGCAATAACGCTTATAATCTTTTGAAAGATGTTGCTCCTTATATGCGGCATCAGAAGAAAGGACACAGAGCAAGACTTATTGTTGATCATTACAAGGAATGCACACCTAGGAATGGCAAATACACTAATGAGCAGATTGAAATGAAGATTTGGTTAGTGGATCAGGTAATGGGAACGATAATGAGAGGTCCTGGAGCTTACTCTGCTTTTGATGGGGCTGATACTGGAATCGACAGACGTGTAAAGGGTCGCAGGAGTCAGTGGGTTAGGCACGCCTCCGGGTAACCGGATAGTCCATAATGATAAATGCTAACGACAACAACGTTGCATCTGAGATCCGCCTAGCGGCTTGATCTCAATGAGTTTTCGGTGGGTTTCCTTGGAAACAGAATAAACCCACCACTTTCACTTTTGGTATTCAAAAAACAATCTGTCGCTGTCTTCTATGAAGGTTATCAGCGATACAGAATTTTCTTGTGCAATCATCAAAGCTGCTTGCTGGTCCCAGGCAAAAATATCTATGAACTTTGCATCTAGATACTGTTTTGGTTCTCCGCCGGGATTGGCTCTGACATACACACGGCCGCCGGGTGCAGTAAGTTCAAACACTTTCTTAAATGCCGCACTCACATCAGCGTATTCACCAAAATTGATGCCACCGAACACGATCACTGCATCAAAGTGTTCCGGCGGAGCTTGATAATCTCGTATGTCAACGACCTGATCGGCCCAGGTATTGTATTTGTCTATTCCTGTTAAATTGGGTATGAGCGATTTGAATTGATTATATCGGCATCCCACGTCCAGCACAGCTTTGGGCTGCAGCTTGTTGATCTCATTAACGATGTTCAACCCAGAGTAGACATACTCGGCAGTGCGAGGTTGCCATATGCCATGACCCCAGAAACGCCTGCTGTATTTCTCATCTATGGCCTCGGTGATTTCGCCTAGCGTGCCCCGCAAGCTCACTGTTAACTCAAATGTGCATGAGATGTTTTCGTGGAAAAATTCCAGAGACTCTGCGGTACATGGCAGATCCAACACCACCGTCTCTGGGCCGATATCGCCTTGTACATCCAAAATATTCTTCAAGGAAGTTTGAAGATAACGGAAAATCTTGTTATTCACGCATTCTTCCTTCGCTGCGTGTGATGTTGTTATTTAATGAGTAGGTGGTGACTTTACCGAGATGTTTATTTTTCGAAACAGAAATATAGCCTGTCGCCATTTTCTTTCTTGAAAGTCACAAGCTGTATGCCATTTTCTTTGGCCATCCTGTGTGCGCTATCAAAATCCCAGGGATAGATGTCGACCCATTGCCCGTTTGGATGGGGGTAGCCTGGATTGGCTCTCACATAGACTCTACCACCTGGGGCGGTCAGTTCGAATACCTTGCGGAATCTAACAGACACATCCTCGTAGTCTCCAAAGTTGATGCTGCCAAACACTATCACGGCATCGTAGCTTTCTGGTTCAACGTTGTATTCCAAGATGTCTACCATGTAATCTGCGCAGTTGTTGAACTTGTCTATGCCTATGAGGTTTGGTATGCGCGGTTTGAACTGGTTGTATCCACAGCCGACGTCTAACACTGCGCGAGGATTGCGCTTGTTTATCTCATCTACGATGTTCCAACCAGTGTACTGGTAAACATCTGTGCGAGGTTGCCAAACACCTCCGCCCCAGAAACGGGCCGAATACTTCTCGTCGATGTCAGCAGTCACATCGGCTAAGGTGCCTCTGAGATCAACTTCAACATCGAAGGTGGACATGATCTGGCTGCGAAACTTCTCCAAGCGCTTGGGTGTCCACGGCAGCTCTAGAACCTTGGTATCTGCAGCTATGGTATGTCTAATTTCGTCCCAGCGCGGTAAATTAAAGGTGTTGTGCAATTTTTCTAACAGATAGTCAAAAATTTTGTGGTTCATTTAATTTTTCCTATGTGCCTTTGATATTCTATCATATATAATACAGAAACGCACAGAAAGCGAAACTCTATGTCAGATATCAAATACGAAGATTGGCAAGGCAGCAGATGGAAATTCACCAAGAGCAGGAGCCGTTGGCATTTTGACACCACTAGGCCGCCAGAGCCGGGCAAGGACAGCTACACTTATGTGTGTGCGTTCAAAGCAGATTTCACAGACGCTATCAACGAATGCATGCCGCGTACTAAGGTCAGCAGCTGGGGCACTCGCAACAATTTCAACAAAGACATAGCTGATCAGGGTTTGTATTCTGCCACTGCGGAAGAACAGGATCTGATCCGTGTGGGCGCTGATCCTCATGCAGAAGTTTTTCACAGGACAGCTGCTGATGATATAGAGTTGTTCCAAAAGATCAGCGAGTGCTTAGGTATGACAGATAGCATGATCAAGTTCCACAATCAAACCACCGGACAGATGTTGCACACTCACATTGATAACTTTGCTGCACGTCCAGAACGTGAAAACAGCTTCAAGGTCACTGCAATGGATGAAAACCCGCAGATCATGCGGCGTTTTGCCGTGATGCTTGCAGATTGGCAGCTGGGACAGATCTTCCAGCTGGGCAATGCCAACTTCACCGGTTGGCGTGCTGGAGACTGCATAACCTGGGAATGGCAAGACATGCCACACAGCACTGCTAACATGGGCTGGTGGGACCGTCCCATGCTGCAGATAACTGGTTATGTGACTGACAAGACCCAGTGGTTGCTGGACCAAAAACAACCAATCACTTTCAACGTCTAAAGGAGGATAATATGGACATACAACACATGTTTCCAATGTTCAGCCCCATGACAGGCTTCGCTGTCATCGCGGCTTATGCATTGTTCATTTTTGCTATAACCAGCTGGTATAGCAAGGGCTACAACAAGGACAAGGAAGCTTTCCTGGTTGCCAATCGCAAGATTGGTTGGCTGCAAGGCAGCATGGGTGCAGGCGCGGCTTGGATCCAAGCACCGGGACTGTTTGTGGCAGCACAACAGGCCTATCAAAACGGCATACTGGGGCTGTTCTATTTCAGCCTTGGTAATTTCTTCACTCTGATGATATTTGCATTTGGCGTGAACTATTTCCGCAACAAATATCCAGATGGCTATACGCTGAGCCAATTCCTTGGCACTAGGCTTGGTAAGATAGTGCAATGGATCATCATAGCTCAGATAACCGTTGGCACGGTAATGAGCGTGACCTTTAGCCTGTTCGCAGGCAGCAAGAGCGTGGAGTTCCTAACTGGCCTAAGCCCGCTGATAACCAGCGTTTTCTTGGTAGGCATAGCTTTGGTTTACACCTTGCGCGGCGGCATCAAAGCCACGTTCGTCACGGACATGGTCAAGATTGGTGTGATCTGGGCAGGCATGGCTGTGATAGCCATCAGCGTGTTTGGTACAACTGGTCTGGCGCCGGTGTGGGCAGGACTGGGCGGCGTGACCGGCAACGGTACTGTGTTCTGGGGTACTCCGTTTGCTTGGGGTGTGTTCCTTGGTTTTGGCGTGCCTACGGTGGTTGGTCACTTCATGGGCCCATGGACAGATCATGCTTTCTATGAGAATGCTCTGAGCCAAAAGAAGGATACTATCATTCCGGCATTCATCATTGCTCCGTTCTACTGGCTACCTCTGCCAATCATAGGCGGGGCTTTGGGCTTCTTGGCCGCAGGCATGCATGTGGGTGTCTCTGGACCAAACACACAGTTCATCAATCTCATCATGATGGCCACGGTTGCGGGTCCATGGTTGGCTCTGATGTACATCGCAGTGGTGTTCAGTGGATTGGTCAGCTTGATTGATACTGTGCTTATGACCAGTGCCACCATCAGCAGCAACGATTACCATGACTCGGTGGGCGCAAACAATCCCATGCGTTGGGGTTTTGCAAGCATGTTTGTCTTGGCTGCGGTCGGTGTAGCCATGGCCAACATACCCGGATTGGACATTGGCACGTTCTTCATGTTTGGTAAGGCCATAGGGCTATCGTTGGCTGGTAACTACATCATAGCACTGCTGGCACGCAACTTCATCACCAGATGGGGTTTCTATGCCGGTGCCATAGTGGGCATGTGCATAGGCAGTCCAATCTATGTGTATGGACTGTTTTTTGGTGGCGGTCCTCTGGTGATGGCAATTGGCACAGGTGTGCAGACAGTGGGCAGTGCAGTGGCTAACGTGATCATAAGCTATCTCACTGCGCCCAAGACCGCACAGGTGGTTGCCTAACATGAAGATGATCATTCTCATAGGGCCACAGGGTTCTGGCAATCATCTGTTTGCAAAGATATTGAGCTTGCATGATGATGTGCATGGTTGGAAAGCAGCTCTGGAACCAGACGGCTATTTCATACCGCATCTGTACGAACCTTTCAATCCCTATTGGAATGATCCCAGCAAGATCACAGCAGATATCATGGGTGGTAAAGACTATGCAGTGACCAGCGTGAGCTGTCCATACATGGTCAATTACCTTCCCAAGTTACCTGCTGTGGCCGAATTCACTACACAGTTGGACAAGTGCGGCATCGATCACCAGATATTGGCCATAGGTCGAGATCGCAACATACTAACCACGCAGCAGACCAGGCTCAGAGGCGGACCAACCTGGGGAGCCATGAGCTTGCTGTTGAACAGTTTTGAGACACCGCCGTTCTTCGTGAGCCAGGAACTGCTATATCTGTACCGCAAGCATTATCTGCGCAGTCTCGCAGCCAACATTGATTTTCCCATAGCTTGGAATGATCCCAGAGTTGATCACATACTAGCTGCAGATGCCAACGAGAAATACGTGACACCCTGCGCTAGGACAGAGCTAGATGATTACGTCAACAACTTTAACAAGCCACCTTGGCTGAAATGAGATACTGCTTCGTGGTTGGCGCTCCTGGCAGCAGATGGAGCGGTGTGGCCAATTTTCTCAGCGAGAGTTCAGCCATAGACACTGGCGATCACACGGAAGCCCGGCAATATTTCCACAAAGGTCTGCAAAAGTTTCGGCATTTTGGTTCATACTTTGGACCAAAGTTAGAATTTGGTGACTGGTTTGATCAGCTTAATCTGCGCAGCAAAACAGAAGCTGAACTGGAATTCAACAGGCCGTGGCTGGACAAACCTGTGACTGGAATTAGAATAATCAAGAGCCACATGTTTGCCTATCATTTGGATTACCTGCGCTCCGCATGGCCCGATTGTCCGATAGTATTGGTATATAGGCCAGATCAACGCTGTTTGGATTGGTGGTTGAATTATGGTGGATTTGAAATCACACATCCTAGCTATGCTTGGTACAGAGATGTTGGTACGATAAGCCAACACATAGCCAAACAAAATAGTTCGATCATGCACTTTGCCAATACACTTGGTTTGAAATTTGATCTGTATGACACAGCTGATGCCTGCGATAGATTACACATACCTCGACCCAGCCGACATATCATGTCATACGGCGAAATGGACATACAAGTGGCGGTGATCATATGAAATACATCTTTGTGGTAGGTGCTCCTGGAAGCAAATGGAGCAGCGTGGCTAAGAGCATCTATTATAGCCCAGACATAGATCGGGGCGATTACAGTGATGCACGGACCTATCAGCATGAACACAACCCGCACGGTGATCTCATGCACATCGGAGCATATTTTGACCCTGGGATGGAATTTGGCGATTGGTTCGATAACCTGGACCAGCATAGCAAAGGCATGTGCGAAGCAGAGTTCGATAGGCCCTGGGCTGGGCATGCTCAAGGTGGTATAAAGATAATCAAGAGCCACGTGTTTGCTGCGCAGATAGATTTCCTGCGTGAGACATGGCCAGAATGTCCGGTGGTTTTGGTGCACAGAGAGAACGACGCTTGCATTGGATGGTGGGTTCGTTGTGGACATTTCAACATCACCTATCCAAAATACACCTATTACAAAGATCTAAAGCAGATGGCATGGCACATAGACTACCAAAACAATGCCATACTCAATGCAGCGGCTGCAGCAAACGTGGATTTTGATGTGGTGGATAATTGGCATCTGTGTCAACGTTTGGGCATCACACCGCCAAAAGATCATTGGCAAAATTATCCGCGATCAGACGTAAAAGTTGCGGTTTTGAAATAGGCTCTTGCGAAATCAACAGGTTAATGCTATAACTAGCTGATGAAAAAACCACAGAGCAACGAAATCCAAAAGCTGACTGACTATCAGCACCACAGATTGCGCACCGAGATGTATCTGGGCAGCCGCAGTCCGCACACTCAGACCATAGTGAACTGGGACGGTAAAGCTCTCAAACCGGCAGAGATGACATGGACACCTGCGGTTTATTGTGCTTTCCGCGAGATCCTCGACAATGCGTTGGACGAAGTGGTTGGACACGGACACGGATCCAGCGTTGAAGTTAACTATGATCCGAAAGAACTGCTGTTCACGGTCAGCGACGACGGTCGTGGTATTCCCATTGACTGGGACGAGAACGAGAACATGCACAAGGCTACGCTGGCCTTAACCCAGGCGCGTGCTGGACGCAACTTTGGCGCTCGCGAGGAAGTGCGCGGTACCAACGGTATCGGTGCCAGCACGGTGGTCAGCTGCAGCGAGCATTTCAGCATTGATATCATCAGGGACGGTCAGCGTTTCCAGCAGACTTTCCGTGAGGGCAATGCTGCGTTTGATGAGCTGGATATCAGAGAACCAAAGATCACAAAGAACAGCAGCAAGACTGGCACCACGATTGAGTTCAAGCTCAGCAAGGAAGTTTTCAAGAAAGCCAATCTACCTCTGGCCTTTGTAAAGGCACGCATGATGGAAATAGCGGCGAATCACCCAAAGATTCGCTTTAGTTTCAATGGCTCGCGCGTGGTGGTCAAGCCAACAGTAGCTCGCACCTTCTTTGACGGAAAGACGGTGATCAACATTGATGTCAAGGACAAAAACTTCAAGAGCAGCTTCTATCTAGTTCCCAACTTCGCAGAAGAGGGTGAATACTTACACACCACAGTAAACGACATCCCTGCTTTCAACGGCGGTCAGCACATTGATACTTTCAAGAGGCTGTTCTACGGCGGATTGATACGTGCGTTGGAACGCGAAAGCAAGCGCAGAGGGCTCACTCCCAATCGTTCAGACATTGCTGAAGGACTGCTGATCTACAACGTGACCGTGATGCACGCGCCAAACTTTGACAGCCAGAGCAAGACTCGCCTGATCAACGATGACGTGGACGGCTACATCAAGGCCGTGCTGGAAGATGACGCTACACTGAAGAACATCATCAAGACCAACAAAGCTTGGATTGATGAGATCTACGCCCGCTGCGCTGCTCGCACGCAGAAGAAAGACGATGCTGAGCTGGCCAAGCAGGCACGCAAGATGATGCGCACCAAGGTGCCCAAGCTGTTGGATGCCAACGGCAAGGATCGCACCAAGTGCGTGTTGCTAATCACGGAAGGTGATTCAGCCAAGACCATGGTCAGTGCCGTGCGTGACCCAGAAGTGCATGGTGCGCTGCCTCTGCGAGGCAAGATCCTCAATGTTAGAGGTGAGGTACCCAAGGCGCTGTTGGACAACCAAATCCTCATGGATCTCATGACCAGCATCGGCTGTGCGCTGGGACAGCGTGCAGAACGTGCAGATCTGCGCTATGGGCAAGTATGGTTAGCAGCTGACCAAGATCCAGATGGTGCCAACATCACTGCTCTGTTGGTCAACTTCTTCTACCTGCACTGGCCAGAGCTGTTTGATCCCAAGTTACCCACGTTCTTCTATGCGTTGCAGACACCTTTCATCATACAAGAGAAAGGTAAGAATCGCCACTACTGGTATGCTGATGACTATCACACCTATGATGCCAAGGATTGGAAAGGGGCACCCAAGCCTACACGCGCTAAGGGTCTGGGTTCGTTGGAAGAAGCTGACTGGCGCCACAGCTTGGTCAAGCCCAAGCTGATCCCCATACAGGATGATGGTGGTCTTGCAGATGCTCTTCAGCTGATATTTGATCCCAAGGGCGCAGATGCTCGCAAGGACTGGATCGCGCTAGATGCTTGATAACGTGTCCTTGGGCAAGTTTCAAGTCAATCTGGACATAGCCCAGCGATACGGAAAGACACAAAAGATTCAGCTGTTCAGAGACAGAAATCCTGACCTCTTTATCTGGATAGCTGAAAATATAGATCCTGATTTTGAACGCATTTGCTGCAGGATCAAGCTGATCAGTTGGCCATTCAGGACCTATGATGAGGTCAGCGTTTACCTAGAGATACGCACCGAGAGCGAGCTCACACTTTGGAAGCTGCGCCCAGATAATCTGGTCTCTGGTTGATCAATCCCTGTTGCGGCGATCGCGCATGCAGCTGGTGCAGCAACCTGCGCCATGTGAGTCATCTGGATCAGCTGGACCTATCACGTGCTCTGCGTTGATGCTGCTCCAACCACTGCCATTTGTGACTTGGAAAACACCTATGTAACCACCACTGTACAACTGGAACGGTGCCGTGATGTGATTCATCTGATCGTAGCGATGGCCCGAGTGGTTGGTTATGGTAGTATCAAACCATGCAGGCCATACGAAGTCGCTGACTTGTATGCCATTGATCTGATAGCCAAGATTGTCTGCCTCTACTGCGTCGCAGGCCTCGTAGGCATAGATCAATCCAGCTGTGTCGCTGGTCTGGTTGAACACAGTGAGATTCACATATGGATCCAGCATCATCTCCAACAGCTCATGGCTCAGCGTGACCGTCCAGTTATAACCATAGGTGATGTCGTCCTTGGCAAATACCCTGCCATATGGTACACCTGAGGCTGTCTCGTCGTGGTAACCTAGCGCTCCTTGGGCGTCACTGTTGTCCAAGATGTAGATTGGCCATGCGCCTGTGGGAATGCTTTGGTTGCTGCTGACAAACACCAACGTAGCAGTGGTACCCCAAGCAGCTTGCCAATCTCTGTCTAATTGTATCTGCAGTGCTGCTACCACAGGAGTGATCTGAGAATCTGTGAGAACCGTGCACTTGTTCTGTATGGCTATGGTTGGTCCCATGCGTACCACGGTGTTGCCGCTGCTAGGCGGGGGAGTTGGTGTTGGAGCGGGCGGAGCTGTGTACGTATAGAGGCTGTTGGCTGCATTTGTACCGCTGCTGGTGGTCACTGTCACGCTGACAGCGCCTGCTGCGTGGGCTGGCGTAGTAGCATGTATCTGAGTATTGCTGTTGACAACCACGCTAGTAGCTGCTGTTCCACCAAACTTCACGCTGGTTGCACCTGCAAAATAGTTACCCGTGATGACCACGCTGGTTCCGCCCGCGACGTTGCCGCTGCTGGGACTAACACTGCTCACGGTTGGAGCCGGTTTGGTGGCAGCTGTGATGCCCAATGCTGCAAATTTGGCTTGGATCTGTTCTTCTGTGGGCAGGCGGTAAGTGGCCATTGCATGATCTCCTGTTTGTACAAGCTATTTACAATAACCAATAAATGTGTTACAGTAAATGAAAAATAGGGAAAAGTGACCGCATGACCTTGCAAAGCACCACTGATTACATCAAGACTATCAGCAGAGATTACTCCATTTATGTGTGCCAGACTCGCGGAATACCAAGTGTGTGTGACGGTCTCAAGGACGCACAGCGCAAAGGATTGGATGTAATCAAACCGCTGGGAGACAAGATCAAGACCATATCTTTGGCAGGGCTCATGATTAGTTCTAATAGATATC